ACGCTGAGTTGGCAGTTGTAGAAATTCCTGACGATGTTGAATGGCATATTCATGAATACGATGGACTTGAACATGTAGCTGAAGACCATAGGACTTGGAGTTAATTATGAAGCGAGAATTGGACGAAGCACTCTGTGCAAAGTATCCGCTGATCTTTAAAGATCGTAATGCAGATATGCGAACCACAGCCATGTGTTGGGGTTTAGAATGCGGTGATGGTTGGTATAACATTATCGATGTTCTTTGTGATCTATTGACTTCTGATTATCGTAATGCAAAAAGTCAGTATGAATATATCAAAGATAAAGTTGATCAACCAACATATGGTTTTAAACCTGATGGAGATCCAGTTGGTAAAATTATCACCCAAGAACTGATTGATGAACGCAAAGCAAAGATGGAAGAAGAAGAATTGAAGGTTCCAGTTGCTTCTCAAGTTAAAGAAAAGTTTGGTGGACTTCGATTCTATGTTCAAGCTGCAACAGACAAACACTATCAATATATTTCTTTCGCAGAATCTATGAGTTATCGTACTTGCGAAGAGTGTGGTGCTCCAGGAAAAACATACACCGATGGATGGCATCGCACACTTTGTGACATCCATGCAGCAATGTCTGGTCGTGAAGAAGAATATGAATCTGATGAGGGAGATGAATAATGTTTTATGGTAAAGATACAATTGAAGAAAACTTTGATGTTCTCCTACGAAAATTAGAACAACAAGAATTGTTTTTGTTTGATCCAATGCCAAGTTATAAAACTGGTGAAAGATGGACTGATGAATTTCGTATTCGTGATGGTCACACTAAACTTGCTGATGGTTCATGGGTTACTATTCATAAAGTAACTACTTGGGTTGAGAAACTTAAGAAAGATACCACAGAGTTGTATGAGCAGAATACAAACCAATCTCGTGAGATTCAATTGTTGAAACAACAAAGATATGAAATGGAATATGGATTGCGAGTTGCTGAAAAGGCATTGAAGAACTCGCTGGCTTTAACTAAGGAGATGAATGATGAGTGATTTGAAAGAAGGTTCGGTATGGGTTTTGGTCGAAGCGATTCAATCGTATCGCATGCGTTACATGGTAGAAGCACCAGCAACTAATCCAGAGTATGCCATGGATGATGTTACCTGTGAAGATGCAAAAGAGTTTTCTCAATTGGCATTACCAGAAGTAATTACATCACATCGTGTTCTTACTGAAGAAGAAGCCATTGCTCTTTGTGATCAAGATAATGATTATACTAATGGTTGGACTAAAGAGCAAAAGGTCAAAGCCTTCTTCACCAAAGAAGGTGAAGGAAGAATACTCTAATGTTTATGTTCGATGTAGAAACACTGGGAGTAGAATCCAACTGTGTGATTCTCTCTGCAGCAATGGTTCACTTTGATCCAGAGAAACGACCAACCTATCAAGACCTATTGGACAATGCATGTTTTGTAAAGTTCGATGTCAAGGAACAGTTGAAGGTTGGTCGTTCTGCTTCACAATCTACTTTGGGATGGTGGAAAGACCAACATGAGTATGTTCGTAAAGTATCTTTGGATCCATCTTCTGATGATGTAAATGTAAAAGATGGAATGCAAATGTTCTATGATTACATGGCAAAGTTTCCAAATGCAAAACAACAAACAATGTGGGCACGAGGTTCACTTGATCAACTATCCATTGATTCATTGGCAATTAAATTTGGCTTGGAAGAAATTACAGGGTATAATATGTGGAGAGATGTCAGAACTGCAGTTGACATTATGTTTGGAACCACGAATGGCTATGTAGAAGTGGATCATCCTCTCTTCAAACGACACGAAGTCATCAAGCATCATCCTGTCCACGACTGTGCACTTGATGCAATGCAACTTATGTATGGAAAACAAGTTTAATGGAATTTTACACTAGCGTCCACCCAGTGGGCGACAAGATCCTCGTTCGAGGTTATCAGAATGGCAGACAATATCAGCGTAAGGTAGATTTCTATCCTACGCTTTTTGTCACTTCTAAAGTCGAATCAAAATGGAAGACTCTGGAAGATACATTCGTTGATGAAATAAAACCTGGAGGTATCCGTGAGACTCGAGACTTCCTCAAACGCTATGAAGGTGTTGAGGGATTCCCTGTTTATGGTAACACCAACTACGCATATCAGTATATCAGTGACACCTACGAAGACGATGTCAACTGGGATATGGAACAGATTAAAGTTTACACCATTGACATTGAGACTGAAACTGAAAATGGATTCCCAGATATCAAGTCAGCCAACGAAGAAGTTCTTCTAATTACTATTAAAGATCTTCAATCCAAGAAGGTTATTACCTTTGCTCAAACGAAGTATGGTGAGTATAAGTCTACTCGTGCCGATGTTACGATGGTCAACTGTCGTGATGAACAACACATGCTCAAAGAGTTTATGATTTGGTGGCAAGGTAACTACCCAGATGTCATTACTGGTTGGAACACTGACTTCTTCGATAATGTCTACTTGATCCATCGCATTCAGCGAGAGTTGGGTGATACATTTGCCAACAAGATTAGTCCTTGGGGTTATGTCAATCAACGCAAGACATTCATCAAAGGTAACGAAGAGATTCACTATGACATTCTAGGTATCTCTCAGCTGGACTATCTCGAACTCTACAAAAAATATACATATACTAAACAAGAGTCATATCGTTTGGATTACATCGCTGATGAAGAACTAGATGATGCGAAGAAAGAAAATCCAGGAAATGACTTCAAAGATTTCTACACAAACCACTGGGATGTGTTTGTTGAGTATAACATTCACGATGTGGAGTTGGTTGACAAACTAGAAGACAAGATGCGTCTGCTTGAGTTGCATCTGACCATGGCATACAATGCGAAGATTAATCCTGAAGATGTTTACTCTCAGGTTCGTATGTGGGACACTATCATTTACAATCACCTACGCAAGAAAGGTATTGTGATTCCAGCGAAGGCATACTCTGGTAAAGATGCTCAGTTCGAAGGTGCTTATGTCAAAGATCCGATGATTGGTATGCATAAGTGGGTTGTTTCCTTTGACTTGAACAGTTTGTATCCTCACTTGATTATGCAGTATAACATCAGCCCAGAAACTCTGACATCCGAGAAGTTGTCAGTGACTGTTGATAAGTTACTCAACAAAGAGATTGACACAGACTATCTCAAACGAAGAGACCTAGCGATGACTGCAAATGGTTGGACATACCGCAAAGACATCAAAGGGTTTATGCCTGAGTTGATGGAAGAGATGTATGCGAATCGTTCCAAGTTTAAGAAACAGATGTTAAAGATTGAACAGGAATATCAAAACGATAAGTCCAAGGTTCACCTGTTGAAAGATATCTCTCGTCTTAATAATCTGCAGATGGCAATGAAGATTGCTCTTAACTCTGCTTATGGTGCGATGGGTAATCAATACTTCCGTTACTTTGATATTAGAATGGCAGAGGGTATTACAACTTCTGGTCAGTTGTCCATTCGTTGGATGGCGAACAAGTTGAATGCATTCCTTAACAAGACTCTCAAGACAGAGGGTAAAGACTTTGTTATTGCGATTGACACTGACTCAATCTATCTTACACTTGAACATCTCATCGAGAAAGTTTGCGAGGGTAAGAACACTGAGCAGAAAATCAAGTACATGGATAAGATTTGCGAGGATGTTTTCCAACCATTCATTGATCAAGGCTACACCGAACTATCAGATTACATGAATGCTTACAGTCAGAAGATGGTTATGAAGCGAGAAGTTCTTGCCGACAAAGCCATCTGGACTGCAAAGAAACGATATGTCATTAATGTTCACAACTCAGAAGGAGTTCAGTTTGCGAAACCTAAGATCAAAGTTATGGGTCTTGAGATGGTCAAGTCATCTACACCTGCGGTTATTCGCACAAAGTTGCGTGATTCGCTTCAAGTTATCCTCGCAGGGGATGAAAAAGATTTACATACATATGTTATGGAGTTTAGAAAAGAGTTTGACAAATTACCGATTCAAGAGATTGCTTTCCCAAGAGGTATAAATGGATTGAAGCAGTATGCAGGCAGTCCAATTTACACAAAGGGTACACCAATCCATGTTCGTGGTGCATTGTTGTTCAATCACCACTGCAAGCGTATTGGTATTGAGAAGAAGTACCAGCCAATTCGTGATGGAGATAAGATTAAGTTTGTGTATGTTCGTACACCGAATCCTTTCCAAGAAGATGTGATTGCATTCCCTCAGGTTCTGCCAAAAGAGTTTAAATTAGAATCATACATAGATTATGATAAGATGTTTGAGAAAGTTTTCTTGGACGCACTACAAATTGTAATTGAACCACTAGGTTGGAAGACGCAAGAAGAAAGTTCATTGGAGGATTTCTTTGGCTAACATTAGAGTTATAAAAAAAGGTATTAATGTTTCTAAGATACTGAAACAGCTGCATCAATACCCAGAGGACTGGGGTGCTCAGAAACAAATTGAAGGTGTGCACGATTTAGTCAATGAGTATGGATTCCCTGCAGTACAAGCAGGTGTCCTTCAATTAAAAATCGGTGCGGTAAAAGACCTAAATCAATATGTGGGTGATAGTGAATTATCCGTAGAAACACCAGCGTATAGCAGACACACAGAGATTGTAGGATTCTTAAAACGCAACTTTAAGAAATTTGATAGATGTGGATTTCTTTCACTACCGATTGGTGGAGAAGTTGGACAGCATATTGATATTGGTAGTTATTATCAAACAAGAGATCGATACCATCTTGCAATACAAGGTTCATATGTTTACACTGTTGGTGGAGAATCTGTAAAGATCGATGCAGGAGATCTGTTTTGGTTTAACAATAAACTGTCACATGGAACCAAGAATGTTGGTGATGTAGTTCGCATTACATTTGTGTTTGATGTTCCACATTCCAAGAACAATCCATAGTTGCCTTGCAACAAAAGTTACTGTATAATAGGAGATATAAATGAAGCTGTTAAAATTTTATGCCGAGTGGTGTGGTCCATGCAAAGGACTTACAATGATTATCAATGGTGCGAAAGATAAGATTGATATCCCGATTGAAGAATACGATATTGATAATGAAATGATGATGGCACAAGAGTACAAAGTTCGTTCTGTTCCAACTATGGTTTTAGTCGATGATAAAGGATCTGAAATCAAACGACAAGTTGGTTTAGTCACTGAAGAAAAATTATTAGAATTCCTGAAAGGTTAATATGGCAAGCATACTAGACAAAATTAAAAAGAACACAACTATCAAAGACTCTGCGATTCTATCTGAATCAAAGTTCTTTAAGAAGAAGGATATGATTCCTACTTCTGTTCCAATCATCAATGTGGCTTTATCTGGTCGTCTTGATGGTGGACTTACTCCAGGTATTACAATGTGGGCTGGTCCAAGTAAACATTTTAAGACTGCGTTCAGTTTGTTAATGGCAAAGTCTTACATGGACAAATATGAAGATGCAGCTTTGTTGTTCTATGATTCAGAGTTCGGTACTCCGCAATCTTACTTCGATACATTTGGTATTGATACAAAACGAGTTGTTCACACTCCATTGACAGACGTTGAACAATTGAAGTTCGACATTATGCAACAGCTACAGAATGTAGATCGTGGTGATCATTTGATTATCGTCATCGACTCAATCGGTAATCTAGCATCTAAGAAAGAAGTTGAAGATGCGCTGGAAGGTAAATCTGCAGCAGACATGACTCGTGCCAAGCAGATGAAGTCACTGTTCCGTATGGTAACTCCGCACTTGAATCTTAAAGATATTCCACTCGTTGTAGTGAACCATACATATATGGAGATCGGAATGTTCCCGAAAGCAATCGTTGGTGGTGGCACTGGTGCAATGTATTCAGCAGATAATGTTTA